TTTTTTCAGGCAGTCCGTATCTAAATCTAACAAAATCGCCATCGATCCATCGACTTTCGGCCCCTGATTCTGTAACCATTTTGTCAAAACCGGGCTTGAAATTTAATTTTTGTAGCATATAGTGGTTTATATATTAATTTTATAAAGAATGAAAGTAGCAATATAATGTCTAATTTTCAAAATATTGAGCTTTTTGAAACCGATAAATTTCAATATTTATTGATTCACAAAAATGCTTGTACAAGTGTTTTAAAATCTATTGAACATTTATCTCCTGTGTGTACACATATAAAATCTGATAAAAAAATAAAATGGACTGTGATAAGAGATCCGTATGAAAGATTTTTATCTGGTCTAAATTATGATTTAAAAAGACACGATATTAAATTTACAGATATAAAATTAGATGATTTATTTAATGGTAAAGTAAATATTTTTTCTAGAGGTAATGGAAATGTAAACCATTGTATTTCTCAGTTTTCATATACTTTTAATGTTGATATTAATTATTACGTGCACATAAATGATTTAGAAATTTTTTTAAAAATGCATTTTAATCAGTCACATTTTTTAAATGCAGATACAGAAAAAAATAATATAGACTTAGAAAAAAAAGATATTATAAAATATTTAAACTTTGATTACTACATGTATGATAATATTTTAAATTCAAGTAATTTATGGAAATGGAATCAAGGGAAGATATTTTAAAATGATTCAAAAAATAAATACTAATGTTCCCCCGAATACAAATGTTCGTATCTTACAAGCTTTGTTTGAGGCCAAAACTTGGGCATTTGGATATGATAATAAAAAAATTAATAAACCAGAAATTTTTGATTCTGGATTTACATTGTTGTCGTTAGGAACTAAGTCTGAATTAGAAATATATTCTTATATGTTGTTGGATATGGTTCAAGAACATACACCACTTAAAATAAAAAATATTTATCGAATGAATTGGAATTGGTATAACAGAAATAGTGTTACAAAATTTCATGAAGATATGCAAGAAGATAATTGTTATTCTATTGCATATAACTTACATACTAACGATGGAGGAACTGAATTTAAAATAAACGATAAAATTCAATTTTATCCTTCAATTGAAGGAGAGGCTTTATTTTTTCCAAGTAAAATATTGCATAGAGGTATAGCACCTAAAACAACACCTCATAGATTTATGTTAAATATAACAGGTTATTTGTAATATGGATTATTTAGAAGCAATAATGCACCTTAAAAAAATAGCTAGGCCTAGTTTTATTGAAAAACTTATACCTTATATAGATAAGAAAGCAGTTAAAAATTTAACTATTGATGAGAATAAAATAGATAAAAATATAAGAAATGTAATGGGTCATTCTTTATTTTTTCTAGATCCTGTTGAAAATTTATATTGGAACTATGTTAAAAAAGAAATTGAAAGTTTACTTATAAATTATAAATCAAAATTTCCTTTTATGAAAAATAATAGAGTTAATCAAATAGATTTATTAAAATATGAAGCAGGGGGTAAATATGAAACACATATAGATAGCTTATTTGGTGAAAGAGTTCTTAGCTTTATTATAAATTTAAATGAAGATTATGAAGGTGGAGAATTAGTTTTTACAGATCAAAAAGAAAAAGAAATTAAAAAAATTAAACTCTATACAGGTTCTGTTGTTTTTTTTCCAAGTAACTTTTTATACCCTCATAAAATAAGACCTATTACGAAAGGCACTAGATATAGTATAGCAGGATGGGTAGCACCGGATTACAGATGATTAAAATAATAAATAATTTTTTTACAGAAGAAGAGCTATTAAATGTTAAAAATTATATAACAAATGCTTTTTTTACACCACAGCATTATGAGTTTGCTAAAGAAAAAACTAGAGAAAATTATTTTGGACTAAGACATCACTTTGAACATTGCCCCAGTCTCCTTAAAAAAATGATAAAAATAGGAGAAGAAAAATTTAATATAAAAATATTAAAAACACATCCTGCTTCTGGAATAGATAAAAGAAAAGTAGAAATATTTCAACCTCATCAAGATATTAATTCTAGATTAAATTTAATGGTTATGTTAGAAGGTCCTACTTCAATAAACAATGGTACAGTATTTTACACCGATAATAGTATAGACATACATATCGGTTTTAGAGAAAACAGAGCAGTTCTTTTCCCTGCAGATTATATACACAGCCCAAGTGTAAATGAAGAAACAAAAGTAGAAAGAACTGTTTCTAGTATTTTTATAACAGAGTATGAGTTTAATAACTGAAAGAATAAATAAAATATGGAAAAAATAGTAAATATAAACAATTTTATTGGAGTATATGATAATTATATTACCAAAGCAGAATGTAACAAAGCTATTAAATTATACGAAGATCAAAATAAATTTAATAATACAATCAATAGACTAGATGCGGAAAACGTTGATGTTTTAACAAAACAAGATCAACAATATTTTGCTAAAACAAGTAACATAAATATATGGTGGGAAGAGTTAAAATCACTAATAGTAAATTTTGATTTAGCGTGGAATCATTATATTAAAAATGTAGGTGCTAAAGAAGCTTATGGACAAGAACAATTTTTTTATACAAATTTAAAAATACAAAAAACACTACTTACAGAGGGTTATCATGTTTGGCATTTAGAACATGCAAAAGGATTTGAAAATGAACCACGCGCTTTTGTTTTTTCTATATATTTAAATGATGTAGAAGAAGGTGGAGAAACTGAATTTTTAAATTTTTCAAAAAGAGTAAAACCTAAAGCAGGTAGAATAGTTATATGGCCAGCTGCTTTTCCATATGTACACAGAGGTAACCCACCTTTATCAGGTGAAAAATATATATTAACATCTTGGATGATGTTAAGGTAATGTCTTTTGACCATAAGATAATAGATTTAAAATATAGAATTAATAAATTAATTCCTAAAGATATATGTCATAAATTAATAGAAACTTATGAAAAATACTCTAAGTTGTCTACTCAAGAAGAAAGTTATAAATATGAAGATAAAGAAATTAAACCTGATAATTATAAAAGTTTAAACTTATCTAGGATTAATAATCCCAATAAAGATATAGAAAATGCTTTAAATATTTCTAAAATGTATCTTTCAATAATGATAACTAATTATGTTTTATATATTCAAAAAAATATATGTCCTACTTTTGATAATACGTCTATGTGTAAATCAAATAATATTCGTATTATAAAATATAAAGAAGGAGAGTGTATTAAAGATCATAGTGACATAAGTGGTTCTACAAGAGCTTCATGTACTTTAAATTTAAATGAAGACTATGAAGGAGGAGAATTTAGATTTTTTAATGGTCAAATAAAAGAGTCTTTTAAAACTGGAGATGGAATGATATTTCCTGCAGAATTAGTTTGGATTCATGGAACTGAGCCTGTTACAAAAGGAACTCGGTATTGTATTAATTGTTTTTTATCCTCTAAAGATACACTTTTATGAAGAATAAGAAGTAGGTCTTGCGCCTAATCTAATAATTTTTTCATCTTCAGTTTCACCATCTGGATGATTATTAGTGTCCCAGTTAGACTGTAATATAAGTAAATGAGCTGCATCCCATTTATCAATAAACTGTTGTATATTAATACCTTCATCAGATAAAGAACAATGGGGAGTGCTATCTCTATGCTCTACTTCATCAGAGGTATTAGAAGTATCTGATTGAATAGCCCAAATATTTTGAAAACTTTCATTTTCCCAAAAAGAATTATCATCAATATGATACCCAATTCCTTCCGAAGCTCCTTCAGCGTAATTTTTAATAACGAGTTTGTCTTCGAATACTACTGTCCAATTTGCGTTTGTTGCCATAATTTTTCCTACGTTTTAATTATATAAATTAATGCTAAATAAGGTTGAATAACTGAAGTTGCATCTCCCGAAAAGTTTGCGCTCATATTGTGAGCGTGACCAGAACCAGAACCTGTATTATTAAAGTTAACATTACTAGCAGCTCCTCTTCCCGCACTTCCTCTTTCAAGAGTTGGAGCAGGTGTATAATTAGGACTTCCAGGATCCTTAAGGGTTGTGTTATGATTATGTGAAGCAAGTTGTGCTGTTGATAAAGTTGCGTTTGCTGTTGAACCAGCAACATTTCCTGTTGAGGTTACAGTATTTGCTCCACCTGTAGATGCTAAAGCTTTGTTATTAGATTTTCCAACTGGTACGTTATCTGCTAAATCAGGAACGTTAAAAGTGG